ATAGACATAAAGCTAGATATAGAAAGATTAATAGGAGCAGACAATGTAGCAAGGTGTGTAGATCCTCAAGACGCAGCTGATGATGAGCTGTTGGAGATGATCACTCCACCACTATGTTATTTTACCTATGCAAGGTTACTGAAGAACTTTCAAGGAAGTTATTCGGATTCAGGTTACAGTACAGAACAAGAAGCTGACGATAAGAATACTGCCAAGGCGGTATCTAATGAGATGGCTTCTGTAGCAGAAACTTTCATGGAACCAGTCATTGCTTGGTTGAAGGAAGAAGATCCATTGGATCAAACCATTCAAGAGGCACAAGACAAACTCACTCCGCGTATAAGAACGTTCGGAGGCAATGAGTGGAGAGGTTCTAATTAATCCTTTTAAACTTTACGGCATGAATAAAACAATTTGGAACAAGGCAGACATCATTTCATTTAGAAAGGAGGGTGTTCTGTCTAATCGTTAATTCGATTCCGTATAACAACTGAGCAGAGATAACGCTCTGCCCTTTATTTATTAACTTAAAAAAATTTATCAATTTGAAAAAATTATTGTTTATTTTATTAGCTTTCATTAGCTTGAGTGCTAGTGCACAGGTAATCACAACAATTGGAACAGAGAACAAAGGCAAGCATGTTAAATTCTTTATTGCTGGAGATGGATTCACATCCTCACAACAAAGTACATTTAATTCTGAAGCTTTGCGTATTGCTAACTTAATTAAGGCAACAGCTCCTTATTCAGACAATCTTGATCAGATTAACTTTTACAGAGTTAATACCATATCTGTTCAAAGTGGAGTTTCTATTGCAGCTTCTCCTCCAGGAGGAAATGGTCAAGCGGCTGTTAATAAAGATACTTACTTTGATGTTTATAGGAATGATGGTGATCTGTATTATGCTCATAACATGCTAGGTGCAAATAGACTTGCAGTCGAAACATTGTTAGGGAATAAGTCAGGTGGAGAAAGAGTGTTCTTGATCATAGTATCAAACCATACAGGTTATGGTGGTGTGGGAGAGTTTAAAAGTCATACACTATTGGCGGATGGATCTTTGGATGATGTAGCTAAGGTAGGAGTAATGATTACTTCAATGTATAATCTATACAACTATGAAGACTTTTTACCTCTACATGAATTCTCACATACATTTGGACAGTTGGGCGATGAATATTACTATTCAGATGCAGACTATCAAGATCTAATCTCAACACCGAGAGGATTGCATTTAGTACAAGAAGGAGCTAAGGCAGGCAATATCAGAACATCTGCGGCAACAGGATGGGTTAAAGGAGCGAATTACTCTGATGACTTCTACTGGAGACCAGGTGATGATAAAATGATGTATGGAGCATGGAAGAATGGTTCTGAGATCTATACAGAATACTCAGCACACAATGAGGCTTTGGTTCAGATTGAGATAGATAAAAATAGTGTAAGTATCATTGATGGAATTTCCTTCTCAATGTCGTCAGGCTCAGCAACAACTGCAGCTGGAGTTCAAAACTACTCTACGACTGTGACTAGGTATTATGCTCAAGGTGGAGGATGTGTTGGACAACCTTGTACTGGAGCAATCATGTATACCAAATCTACTGGAACTTTGTTCAATGGACAAAACAGATGGTGGAAGGCAAGTAATAACAAAGCATACAAAATCGATACTGAAGGAAAGATTCTTCAAGTATCAGCTTTGGCTACTATTAAACAATTCCAAATGTCAGGTTCTAACTCTTCTTCATCAAGTGGAGCATGTTCATTATACTTGAACAACGGAAAATGGTATATTGGAACTAATTCTATACCTGGAGTGGGAGATAGGATTTATGCTAACTCAGCATGTACACTAACCTTCACTGGATACAATAAATGGTGGAGATTAGCTAGTGGGGTTGTCGTTAAAGTAGATTACTCTGGTTATGTAACGTCGATATCAACTTGTTACTAAAATAAAGAATACAAAATAGATTATCAAGGCTCCTCTTCGGAGGAGTCTTTTTATTAGGGTAATGGTTACTCAAGGTTCGATTCCTTGGCCTTAGCAAAATTAAAAAACAGAATTATGAAAGTATTAAAAGAAGTAGGAGTGCTCCTATTGTCTATGCTTGTACAACTATGCTTATTACCAATACGTGTAGTCGTAGGGGTGTTGGGCATTGTTGAGGGTACGGTTAGAATAATCAAATTAACATTAACATTCCTCATTCAGTCAACACTAGATGAGGTATTAAAATCCGTACAACATGGGAACAAGAATGAAAAACAAGAGCAGAGACCGAAAGGAATTTCTCGCAAAGGGTAGAGCATTAATACTTGCAGCCCTAGACAAAGGTTTCACCACCAGAAAGAAGATAGGTGATGCTTGTGGATTGAAGACATGGCAAGTGGCAGATATATTGAAGCACGATGAGAACCTGTGGGCACAATACACAATGCATAGAAAAACGTTAACTGACCTAGCGGCAGATAACATACAAGACATATTGGAAGATCCTAATCACAAAGATCATTTCCAAGCATCCAAATACATCCTACAAAAGTACAAATCAGATTTTGATGATTCATTTGAGAGTCAGCAAGATGAAGGTTTGCAGATAGGGTCTGGAGAAGGAAAATCAGTGAAGATAACATTCACAAAAGACTAATAAAGAATGGGAAGAAGAAAGAAGGAAGAATTGGAGTTAAAATTTAACCCCATCTTCGAACCACTCTTCTTTGATAATCTAGATGACCCTAGATACTATCAAGTATATGGAGGAAGGGGTTCTGGAAAATCGTTTGGTGTATCAGTTGCTATGGTACAACTTACTTATTCCAAATTTAAGCACAGAATATTGTATCTACGTCAAACTATGACATCCTCAGAGGATTCTACAGTAGCAGACGTTAGAGCTGCAATAGAGGTATTAGGTAAAGGAGCTGACTTCAGAGAGAAGCAGGGAGTAATAACTAACATCACTACAGGGGCTACGATATCATTCAAAGGTATCAGGTCAACAGGAACACAAACAGCAAAGCTAAAATCATTATCAGGTATCACAACTCTGGTAGTAGAGGAGGCTGAAGAAGTAGAGTCATTCGAAGAGTTCTCTAAGATAGATGAATCGATAAGGGTAGCAGGAAAGCCATTGAAGGTAATCTTGATCTATAACCCAACATCAGCAATCTCATCTTGGATACATAAGGAATGGTTCGTGGGAGGGCAACCAAACCCAGAAAGGTTCCATGATACTATGTACATGCACTCAACATACTTGACTAACATCAATAACTTGAATGCATCTGTAGTTCAGAGATACAAAGATCTTGAACGCACAAACCCAATCTATTACAAGAATACAATCCTTGCCGAATGGACTCTGGAGACAGAAGGAAGATTGTATGCTGGATGGGGAATGTATCCTACCTTCGATGAAGATGGAGATACATGGTATGGATTAGATTTCAGTTATGGAGGAGGAGATAAGACATCAATGGTCAAAATCACCTACTACCAGGGAGTCTATTATGTACAAGAACTGTTTAGTGTAAAGGGTATGGGAACGAAGAAGACATTAGAAATGATGCGCCTTCATAGAGTTCCATTCAATGCACTTATATTTGCAGATTCAGCAATGCCATTATTGATACAAGGAATCCGAGAAGGAGGTTATGGTCAAATAAGAAAGGCTAAGAAAGGAAATGTAGAGGCAGGAATCAAGAAGATGCAAGATAAGGATATAGTTATGATAGGAGATGATACAACAGACTTGTATTTCCAATACATGACATTTAGGAGAAATAAGAAGGACAACAAACTTCCTCACGAACCTGATATCCTAGCAGCGTTGAGATATGGTATCAATAGTAGAAGACCATTAGAGAAAGCACAGAAAGCTAAGCCACGTAGGGCAAGGCGCATTAACGGATACATATAAAATAAAAGAAGATGGCTAAAAAAGCAGCAAAAGCGGTTAAACTGTCAAAACCCCAACCTGTTAAAGAAGAGGTAAAGGTAGAAGCGGTAGAAGCTATAGAAAAAGAAAAAGAAGCAGATGTAAAAGACATCAAACCAGTCATAGAGAAAGCACAGATGTTAATAGCATCCAAACACAAAGCTCTAGGAGTAAGAAAAGAGACAGCATTCTCTGGTAGCTTCTACGATAAGAATAAGAAGTAATATAGATAAATAGAGGATTGGCCAAACAGAGCAGACATGCTCATGGTAAAGGCGCCCAGATAGACTGGGAGGAGGTAATAGGGAATCAAGTAGCACTAGAGGACTGCATGAGCAAAATAGCCGATGGGTGAAACGACTTGACAGTAGGTGAACGATTCTGAATAACTCTGACTATCGGTTCGAATCCGATATCCTCAACTAAAACATCTAAACACTATGAGTATGATAAATCAACAATTGAGATGGGTTGACGGAGGAGTCGACGAATACGGAGAAAGGATGATGAACCTTCAATACTCAGAGTGGGATATAGATAAAGGAGGATACGTATGGAAGAACGTTCCTTATGTAAACCTAGAGAAGGAAGGTTAAAGAAAAAAATAAAGACAAGAGAAACAACAACACCATCTAGAACTACACAATAACTATATATAACAATAGAAGGTAGAAGAAAAGGGTTTAATTACCGTTTTTTGACGAAAAGAGTAGAGTTTGATAGGTTTTTGTAATGGGTTTAGGTAAAGGGGTAATAGATAAAGGATTGGAAACGAGTGTGAGTCCATCGATTTTCTCGATCAAAGGTGAGAACTGTTGTATTTCAACACATAGGAGGGGAAAACGTGTGGGGAGCGGGTGCCGGCCCCAACTTTTTTCGGCCAAAATAGCCTGGTAAAACACGTTTAGGGCCCACATACCGGGTTCACGTATTTAGTGGGTTTGCATACGGTTTTTCATAGGGTAGTAGACGTCAGCTATGGCCCGCTAGAGGTGGACAAGTTATTGACAAAATCTATTCTCCATAAAGCACTCATAGAAAAATAATGTGGGAAAAGTTTGGCATTGTAAAATTAATTTATTATTTTTATATTGGGAAGGCTGGCCAGACATCTTTGGAGAAGAAAAAAGAGTAGCCTGTCGCTTGCTCCTTGTATGAGGCTCTGCAGCGTTGTTACATTGGACCATGACTCCTATTTCTTTGATATAAAGATAATGAAAAGAAACGTTGGAGCCAAACATTTTTCATCATTTGTTTCTATGGCGTCATAGATTCTTTCTCCAAACCTTTTGTCAAAAACGTTTTTTTAAACAGTCTTTTATCATTATCTTTATATAAGAATTAAGAGATTAAGTTCTTTGACAGATTGGATTGGTGCAACGTTTCATAACACCATTTATATGAAAAAAGTTTTGAAAATGGCCTTAGTGGCCTTAGTTATGTTTGTAAGTAATGCAAACGCACAATGTATTATGGATGCAGGATATCCTGACATCGAATCTCAATATGAATTGAGTAGCACTACAGTGCACTACACCTACCCGAAAGGTAAAAGTACATCTTATACCAAACGAGTTAATGGAAGTGCTGTTGCAACGCTTACTTTGAAACAATTGAATGCAGATAAACTTGCTTTGGTTGCTGCTGGGTACTCACTTGTGACAAATCACGATTGGGCAACTGGCAATCTATCAGGAGCATACCCATCTGTTGGTTGTGTGGGATCTGACGATGCGTTCGTTAAGAATAGTAATCCTAAACAACAAGTGCATTTTGTAATCATGGATGTGCCGTTTGGTGAGTATAGAAAATATACTTCTAATGCCAATGGCTATAATACTGTTCATGTTTATTCTTCTCCTTCTGGTCCTAACGGATTCTATGCGGAGAGAAATGCTGTGATCAATGACTCTAGTTATTCAGCTCAGCCTACATGGATGGACTATAAGTTTTAATTCATGCGCTTGCTTTATGTAAGTGCTTTCATTCTTTTTCCTCTTTTTATTTTTTCACAAGATGTTCCTAAAATCGATTCAACAAAAGTTGATGGCGAGTTGCTGGAAGAAATTGTGTTAAAGAAAAAGCCGACGAGAATGAAAAAGTCATTAAGTATCGAAGTGAATGCCAATTATGATCCAAACCAAATTGTTAATCCGATGATGCCAACATCACCGGGACAAGATGGTAAGTTAATAATTGGAGGCAAGATACAATTCACCTTACAAGATAAGGAGAAAAATAAATAAATTAATTTTAATCGAATCGTTGCACCATCCTTTTTGTTAAAAACTTTTTTCACAAAAGGCTTGGAAGTAACAAATAAATTCATTATCTTTATGATAAGAGCGGGAGCGTGTAAACAAAGAGAGAGGTAGCCTCTGGGCAAGATTCTTTATTAAAAAAAATAAGGTCGTCACCCGCTCACTCATACTATAAGGCTGCGAAGCGATTGTCCCCGATTGAGCTCATGACTCTCAACCTATACATAAAGATAAGTAATCTTTCTCATATAGCCAAACGAAATCGAAAAAATGTTTCAAAACTTTTTTCACAAAATGTTTGGCTACATCGTTTTGTTTCATTATCTTTAGATATAATTTAAAACTAAAAGTTATGAATACAGAAGAGTGGTGGAACGAATTGGTAGAGGACGTAAAGGTTTTGGTAGAGCTTGAGAAGCTGGGCTATGAGATTGAGAATGGCGAGATCAAAAACGTACGTGATGTAAATTACGGTGTCATAATGGATGCGGTAGATTTGTTGAAGAAGTTAATGGGCATCAAACAATGATGCCCCCTCCTCCGCCCCAAACCATGATCCCGGACACATTTATTGTCGCACTAATTGTAACGGCCGTAGCCCTCGGTATATGGTATATGAGAAAAGAGTAGTGAGTGAAAAGAAATCGAGAGAAAAGTTTGGCTAAGAGAAAAAGAAATGCTATCTTTATGTATAGGTAATAGGGAGGTCTTTTAAAGTAGTGACCAGAGGGTACCTTCAAAGACAGGTGTATAGAAAAAAGCCTTCAATGTCGCTCGCTCTTCCAGAACCCTCTAAGTTCCTCTTACATAAAGATAAGCTATTTAAATGACATAGCCAAACCTTTCTTGAGAAAAGTTTTAAAAAAGAGAGCCTGCCCCTCAACAGACCCTCCCCACTCAACTATTTAATATCAAATGCTTTGTAAAGCATGTCTCTGAGTAGTAGTCCAAAATCAGATGTGTAAAAGTTTACATCTGACAATGTAATCTCACAACCACCATACAATTCAAATGATGCAGATGAGAAATCAATCAATGAATCTTCATCCCCAGCAATCCGTCTCTCAAACTGATCTACTAGGTCGTCGATCATTTCACTGGTAGGCTTCTGAACGTTTGTTAGAGCCTCTAATAACGCCTCTCGCTTGAGAGTAATGTACTCAAGAGAATCCATCTCCTTGAGCCGATTAATAAAATCTTGCGTGTTCATAAATGAGTGTTTTAAAATTATACTTAAAGATAATGAATTATATTGTAGGAGCCAAACCTTTTTGTAAAAAAGTTTTTGAAAAATAATTGGAGAAAAGTTTGGAGAGAAGAAAAAGATTACGTATCTTTATGTAAGAGAAAGATAGAGACTATAGGGAGTGGCGGGAGCGCCGACAGAGGAATACAAAGAGTGAGCGGAAGGACTACAAAAAAATATATATCAAAGATGTGTGGGCACACTGTGGGCTGTCAGTTAGGCCCCTGTCCCATACAATAAAGATAACAAATCATTTTGATATAAACAAACATTTTGTTAAAAATGTTTCAATTAAAATAGAGTTCCGATATAAGAGAACCGATAACCAATTAAAAAGAAAACAATGATTACAAGAGAAGAGTTAGAGAAGGTGAAGTACAAAGACTTCAAAACAAAGTTTACAGAACTAGGCATCCCGGAAGTCTTCGAAGAGCACAAAGGTAAGAAAGGAATCATACTTATCGAAAAGGCATTGGAGAAGTTGGAGGCAATCGCAAAGGTCAAAGCCGAGCTTCCGAAAGATGTGACGGAGGATGAAGTGAAGAAGAAAGCTGAACTTCACATAGAGACAAAAGAGGAGAGACAAAAGAAGCTGGAGAAAGAAAAAGAAACTAGGAGACAAGTGAGTGAGAAAAGAAAGAGAGACCACTACGCAGATCTATTATCACGAACCGATACAGCAACTCTCAAGAGAGCATTCTCTCAGACGAAGGCAAACCTCAACAACGCACCACAACCGATTCTCAAAAAAGAATTGCAGCAAAAGCTAACTGCCATAGACAATGAGCTTAGTAAGAGAGATTAAGTTAAGACATTTAAAGGAATTACTCAAACCGAAACCTGACTATAGTATTCTAATGATTGAAGTGGCAGGATTTAAGAATACATGGCTTGGGAGGAAGAGGTTTGTAAAGAAGTATAAGGAAGTCTTTGAGGCAGGGGAGGAATTGAAACAATTGCTACCTCAAGACATGAAGGTATCAGAGGAGTGTCCAATCAAGGCACCAAGAAACATAGACTCCATCACATTCAGACAAATGATAGAGCTACAACAGCTCATGTCAAAAGGTGCAGACATGGAGATAACAGAACTGATGTCAATCATGATTACAACAGCCTGTTTACCGGTCTCTAATGCTCGTCCATATGATTCTGAATCAAATGCATGGAAAAATTATAGAAGAAGGGTAGAGGAGTGCTCTGCTATTGATATGCTGGCATTATTCAACATCATTACACAACAGCTTGTAGAATCGAGTAAGGTTTGGGATGAGAGGTTTCAATCAGTCGATGTACCGGATGAGGATTACGTGAAGGCAGGTGGCCCAGATAGG